ATTGGAATCGCTGAGATATGTTTTGATTTCGTTCAAAGATGGAACTTCGCCTCTTTTTATATAAAAATCCTTTATGATTCCGACAACAGATTTGATATCCTTATCGGAAAAAAGATCATCCTTTATATAATCAATTACAGAAGCAAGGTATCCATTATCAAAGATACAATTGTAAAGAATAACCTTTTCGTAGAAATCTAGATCTAGTTTTGCAGTATTTTTGTCCATTTGTTTTTAAAATATTCGTTCGATTTTTTCCAAGAATCGTGAAATTCACGAAGACCGGGTGAGCTATGATCAACCATGATCGGCCAAACACCTATCTTTAACTTGTTCATATTGCAAGTGTTGGAAAAATCCATATCGTAGTGGTGAAACATGAAGTTTTCATCGAATCTTGTTTTTGTATTTAAAACTTTCTTACAATTCACCGCAATAAAAACCCCATCAATGATGGCAACCCTTGCAGGAGAAGGACCAAAAACAGTTAAAAGCATCTGATCATTGGTTCCTTCCCAACTATGGGCGGCGAATCCTCTCAAATTATTTCGATCTGACATCAAGTGCCAAAGGTTGATATCTTTAATTTGAGGGTTAATGCACCCCGCAACACCAAGAATATCGTATTTTTTCATTCCTTCTTCTATTTGATACGCTAAATCCATGTTTACAAAATCCACGTCATCGTGAACGAAGATCATATAATCGCAGATTTTACCATAGGTGTCAAGACATTCGTTGTAATATTGAGGCATGCCTAATTTGGTGTTATTGTGTAATAATTTCAAATCTATTTTTTTTTCAGAGTGCTTGTTGATCTTCTGAATGCTCTTGTAAATTTTTGTTTGACAAGGATCAGGATTTCTTGATAGACTGCATGCGATAATTTTCACAAAATTATCATAGCACAAATCATAAATAATTCAACAACATGAAAGACAGAGATCAATTAGCAATATTCGAATCCTATAGAGAAGACATCCTTAACAAGTTCAAACAGAGCTTGGAAGGAGATAAGGGTGAAGAAACTTCATTTGAACCAGAAAAACAAGAAGAACTCAATGATGTTCCAGAAATTAAATCAGACGATATAGACTCGGATGATATTGATTTTGAAGCGGATATTGAAGATTCCGATGACGTTGAAGAGATAGAACCACCTAAAAAGAAAAATGTAATTGTAAGATCACATGAGATTTCACGTAATATAGGCCCAAAACTTCGTGAAATCGTTAGACACATGTCAGATGTGATTGAAGATGTTGATATTTTTGAAGAAATCAAAAACGCAATTAAAATTGCCAACGAAGACTTGGAAGATGAAAGTAAGATTACAGATACTCCTCTTTCAATTTATGATGATCTTATAGCTGCTGGAGTTTATTCGGAAGAAGAAAGAGATTCTGATGATATTGAAGATAAGGAAACAGAAGTTCTTCAAGGATTTGATGATGATTACTCCGATGATGATGACGTAAGTGGAGAATCTGAATTCAATTTAAGTAAAAAAACTCGCAGAGAAAGAGAAGACTTTAGATCTGGAATGAGAAAAGACGTTGAAAGATCAAAAGCAGAAGACATTCTTAGAGATCTTGGAGTGGATTTTGGTCCAGAACGAGAAGATTACTAAGTTTTAAAGACAATCGAAAAAAGAGACGTGAGTTATGCCTTCTTTTGTGAGTTGGTATAACTCACCGTCATTTAGAGGCTCAAGACCCTCGCATGGTTTACTTGAAAATGTATTGTCGTAAATATCAGCATACAATTCGCAATTATTTTTAGCTATAAAAATATTTCCATTATCACAATTATGCAACCAAAGAGCGAATTTTCCCTCTAAAAGCTCAAGTGACTTGGATATTAAAACAGAATCAATATCGTCAGATTGAGAGTATGCATAATTTAATGAAGAAATTATAGAGAAACTCTGAGCTATAGAATTTGGAGCCTTACTATCATCGATTTCTATAATATCATCAACATTTGTGATATTTCCGCAACAAGCAACAACCCAATAATCGGAAATTGCTGGATTTAAATATTCTGGTTCAAATTCTTTGGATTTACTCTCACAAATTCCCAAGTAATTGTTATATTTTTTTCTTGGAAATTTAAAATTGTCAGACTGATTATGTATCTTATAGATATCATAAGTTTCATCTGCTAAAAAAAGCATAGAATGGTCTATTTTTCTAGAACCTTTATTAAGCTTTTGCAGTTCTAAAAACCTTTTTTTATCGCTTGAACCGTAAATAGCACTCATTTTCCAAATCCAACAATTCTGTTGTCCTTTTCCTCATCATCATAAAACCTATTATCATCATTTATATTGTATATTTCACTCAACGACATAGGTTCTTGGATTGAATCAATTTTTTTGGAATTTATTTTTAAAGATTTTGCTAATTTTTTTGAATCTTCAATACAGAGTTTGTCGAATTTATAATCGACCATCGTTCTGCCTTTTCTTTTCAATGCTTTGTCTATTTTCGTATCATCGCAATTATATGTGATGATAATAGACGCTTCTAGCATATCGGATAGAATTCCATCAGATAGGTTTAAAATAGCTGAAATGTATTCATTGTCTTGTCTTTCTCTGGAAATTAAAATCTTTTCAGCATCTTCCAAAATCAACACACATCTTTTTCTTTTTATCAAAATCGAAAAGATCTCAGGATCAGATACAAACTTCTCAATAAAACTTGTTGGAACAAAAATAAACTCTTTATCTACAACAGTTGTGAGATGTTTGATAAAACTACTTTTTCCAGTACCAGACTCACCATGAAACATGTATAATCCCTTGTTTCTATTTTTAAGTCTATCTATCGTTTTTTCATAGATGGGTACAAACTTTTTACCATAATTCAACTCAACATCGAATTTAGGCACTTTGATGTCCAAAGGTATGAAATCATATTCACCATAAACATCTTTCATCAATACAGAAACAAAATCACGTTTATTGTATTTTATTTTAAATTTTTCCAAAAATAAAAACTTTTCAGACAAATCGGAAAGGAATTTATAATTCGGATAATAAACTGTTACTGTTATTTTAGAATTTATTGAATTTATTTTTTTATCATTATCATCAACATCGTCTTTAGAAGATGTTATATCAGGATAGAGAAATGATGTATCATCGTCGCCGTGATGATATGTTTCTCTATCTTCTTTATCCATAACATTCAAAACAAAAATATAATCATCGTTAAAAAAGTAAAAATTAGGTTTGTTTTTAATGTTGATATAATTGAAAATGTTTTTTTTGTTGATTTTCTTTTTTAAACCATCCAAAGACATGTTAAAACCTGAATGATAAACAAATACAAAATTGTCCAAACAATGTTCCAATAAAGAAAGATCGAATGATTCTACAAATGTCATACTACAAGATTCCGCACCATATATTCTCTCGTAGTATCTTTTCGTATTAAATGACTTCTGATGAGGATCCGCAGCATGTAAATCCACATTTTCAAGTTTTAATGTTTTCATTTTATTAGAAATCAGGATCTTTCGAAATATTTAAAAACTATTCTTCGTTTTCGGTTGTTGTGTTTTCGTTTTTAAATGAGAGTTCTTTTTGAAGTTTAGCATCAAGAACAGGAATTATCTTTTCCCAAACTTCAGCATTGTCTCTGAAATCCTTATAGAACCCAAGAGTCTCTCCTTGAAAAACATAACGATGTCCTTGTTTTTCCAAAACACCATATGCTTCAGCCATTTCAAGAAGACCAGAATATTTTGCAAGACCAGTTCTAAAATTCAAATATAATTCCGTTTCAAGAAATGGAGTCACAAATCGATTCTTTGTTGTAACAAATCGAAGAGTAAGACCATTCACATCTTTTGAAATGGCTGTAGATTCTTCAACCGCATTTTTATTATCCAATTTTGATGCCTTTTCTTGCTTCGTGGACATTTGAACAAGAACACTGGACATATATAGCGGACCAGAACCACCAGCTTGGCTTTTAACAAGAGTTGGATACAATGCGCCTGGATTTTCATACGTATGGTTGGAAAACAACACAGGGCAATTGGCTTTAGATGCTGCATGAGTTATTGCCCTCAACATGCTTTTATATGCAACTGATTTTGCACCCATATCAGCACTGTCTTTTTGATCCTCAATAACCTTCGCCTCTCTAGACGAGATTAAGTTTCCAAGTGAATCAATGATGATCATAAATTTACCTTGAAGTTTATTATCAACAATTGCTTTTAAAAATTTCACAATTTGATTTCGACAATCTTCGATAATTTCAGTTGGACAATGTTTAATTTTACTTACATCACAGCCAAGTCTTTCTGCTGTATCCTTGTCCAAGGCTGATTCAGTATCAAAATAAACAACATTGACTCCTTTTTTTTGAGCATTTGCCGCAATCTTGTTAAGAATTAAAGTCTTTCCACAACCACTCGGTCCTGAAAATCCAGTGATTCTTCCCATTGGAATTCCTTTATGGAGCGATCCAGATATAATCCCATTCAATGCATATGAACCAGTGCTAATCCATTCCTTCACTGTAGAAAGTGAATTTTCGCTAAGGAATGATGCTTCTGGATTAAGATCATCGAGAATTTTAAGTGCATCATCAATTGATCCTGCGTCCACAACGTTGTCTTCGGTTTCTTTTTTTGTTCTTGCCATAGTGTTATATACTATAACCAAAAATCCGCAAAAGTCAAACAACCTTTGCGGATTTTTTT